ACGATTTGAGTTCTTGTGAGCTGTAGATTATAGTTTGTATTAACGCTTGGTTTGAGTGTTCTATCATGACTGTAGTTGTACGTGATATTATCTCCACCAAGACTTATGATCTTACCTAGATCACTAGACTTGAGTAATATAGAAGCACCATTACCTGTTCCCTGTTTGACTGTAATAATTGGAGGGTTTTGGAATCTAGTTCCTGCATTTTCAATAACAATAGAACTTACAGTCTCATCTATGATTTCAGCCCGTAGTATAGCGTCTATACCTGTACCACCAGATATTTGAACTTCAGGAGCAGATAGGAAACCTGAACCAGAGTTAGATACAATTACCGCATCTATAGAAGCATCTATAGTTGTGGATGTAACTGCCTTACGTACATATTCAAGTGTTTCAACCTTAAGAACAAAGTTATCTGCTGAACTACCACCCGTAACATCTTCACCACGTATTGTGATAAGATCACCTAGTGAATAATTTGCTCCACCTGCTAATACTGTAGCAGAGATAACGTCCTGTGTAGCCGCATCAATGGTTACTGATATTGATACCCCACTACCACCTGTAGGTGCTACAGACTCTTGTGACACAGTGTAGGTTCCAGCAGTAAAGTTAGCAGAAGTATTCTGACTATTAATACTGAGGGTTAATACACCACCGTAATATGGGTCGTCAATAAAGATTTCAGGGGCAGTACGGTAATTACTACCTCCATCACCATTTATAGCTATATTACTTATAGTTCCTATCTCAGGACCTGAGGAAGGTACGATAGCAGCAACATTTGCTTGCTCACCTGATACTGCTGATATATTTGCTTGGTTTGATCCTGCGAATATCTTGTTAGTAGCAGCTATAGCAGTAGTAAACATAATGAAACCACGAGTAGTAGCACCAACCAAGTTATTACGTAAAGGTTGTACTCTAAGTGTAGATGTATTAGGATTCCAACTAATTACTTTACCTCTAGCAGTGTCACCATCTAGAACTGTCTTAGAAACTATAACGTCACCTTTATTAAAGTCACCAAATATCTCCCCTAGTGTCAAATCTACAAAGTCAGGCATAGAGCAGACAACCGCAGGTGGATTAGCACCGTCATATCCAATACCCGCTTCTATTATTGCTACATCTTCTAGTTTTCCTGAAATAGTAGCAAATGCTACAGCACCACCACCTGATCTTTCTACACCACTAAATCTAGGGAATGTAGAATAGTTTCGACCTGGATCACCGATGTTTATAGCACTGATACCACCTGAAGGGAAAATTGAATCAGTGGAGTATGAGATATGGTTGTTAGCTGTGTAATTATTCTCTGGTTCTCTTGTTAAAATAAACTCAATCGTAGTTGTAGTAGGAATTGCTGTGACTGTATTAGCACCAAGGAAAGGATCATTAACTACACTTAAGTAGCTACCAACAATAGCACCATTGATGTCAAAGTAGAATAGTGTGCCAGGTACATCTACCAGACTGATAGTAACTGATATCTGTTCTCCTGTAACTACGTCATTCTCTGAGTCAACAATATTCTTATATGTGAATATGTTAGTGTTCTCCTTATCAAATGTAAATTCTAATCTCTTACCACTATTGGATGAGTCTGTAGTACTAAACTTGTATAGATGACCGTTGATGAGATCTAACTTAGGTTCTTTAACATAAACAACACACGCTGTAGTGATAGCGGTGTCTGTAATAACACCAACTGCTTTCTTAAACTGGAATCTTCTTCCTGTGCTTACACCTGTGACAGTATGTGTACCATCGTAGTCAGATGGATTAGTTCCTGTAATTACAACATCATCACCTATGCTTAACTGATGAGCAGCAGTTGCTCTAGCAGTAAACTCCTGATTGATTGTGCTAGGTGTAAGATAGAATCCATTAACACCACCTATATCACCGTTCGCAACTAAGTCTAACTGTTCATTATTGTAATATCCACTTCCTTCCTTTGTTAAAGTAACAGTTGATACCTCACCACTACTATTAACGACAACAGTGAACTCAGCACCTTCTCCTGATGAAGCAGCACTATTAACAAGAGGTACTTTAGTATATGTGCCAGGTGTACCACCACTACCAGCCATGAATGACCAACCGTCTTGTACTAGACCACCAGTCTTTTTGACATTACCGATGTCTACAGAGAAGTTTTGACCTGTACCACCAATATTGGTTATGTTAGCAGTTAACGTGTCACCATCAGTATAATTTTTACCTGTATTCTGTATACTGACAGATGTGACTGTATTTCCACTTACAGTGATATTAGCGGAAGCATTTGATCCTGTACCGCCAATTAGAGGAACATTTGTATAATTATTATCTGACAATCCTGTACCACCAGTTATCGTTATATTTGCTTGTACGATCCTACCAGTCGAACTAATAAAGAAATTAGTTAGATCAAAGTACTTAAAGTGATATTTGTTGTTTATAACCTTTACATCAAGTTCTCTAGTGTATTCATTGTTTCCAATCGCAATATCAACTGTATCTCCGAGTTTTAGGAAATGAGCAGCATCTGTAGTGATAGTTCCTGTTATTACGTCTGTAGTCGAGTTTACTCCAGAAACAATCGCAGAAGTTCCCGATCCAGAGATTTTAGACACTCTAGCGGAAACACCGCTTCCTCCAGTGCCTACTTCGTCAAATATCAGTCTATCGTTAACTTTATAGTTAAAACCTGGACCTTCGATCAAATACTGATCTAATCCACTTGAGAAGTACCTATTTGTCGCAGATACGAATAATGAGTCAACAGCACCACCTTTTATGCCTGGGAAGTAATCAAAGTAACCAATACCAACATCTACGAATCCAATGAAGGTAGAACCGTCTTCTAGAATAATAGGAGTCGTAGAATCTTCCATAGCGAGTATATACTCGATTGGGTTGCCTTTAGACTTCCTTCTAACTAATGCTGTGTCTGTAGCAACATATGGTCGTTTATATCTAACTGCATCTTCTGTAAAGTTTCTTTGGAGTCCATTTCCCTTCCAGTTGACATCATCCGCTTGAGAGTAGTAATTAGGACCTACAAAGTAAGGAAACTTCGGATTTCCAGTTGTTCCGTCCAATGCTGTAAAATATGCGTATACACCAGTTGGATATTCGGGGGTTACGCAGAATCTACCATTATACTGATCTAAGTCACCTAATCCTTCAACATATTCGTAATCTTCGATATATGTTCCCATCTTATCGGTTTGTGCTAAATCATCGCCAACTAACGTATCTCTGTTCGATCTGATACGATATGAGCTGATCATTTGCTTCAACTCGTTATATGGGTTCTTATTCTCTCTATCTGCGTATCCGTAAGGTCCGTAAATAGGATGTCCGTCAAATGACCATCCTAAGATTGGTGAATGCCTTGTTGGGTTTAATTCTGCGTATGTTGAGTCACTTACGTTATCTCCAAGTAAGAAACGCAACTTTTTGGGATTATATAAGTATCCGTACTCTCCACCGTAGATTCCGAAGTTAGCACCTTTGATTGATACACCATTATTAGTATCTGCTTGTTTTGGCGATACAAAGAGTGGATCTCCAACTTCATCACCACTTGCTGCTAAGTTCTTTGTTAATATGGGTAATTCAACTTGGAAGGTAGCTCCAGAACCAGGATAGACAATATCAACAGTTGTTATACCAGAAGTGTAACCTATACCGCCATTTGTTACGGTAATGTTAGTAACTTGCTGTGTAGCGGAGTTTACACTCGCAAACGCAACCGCACCAACTCCATCACCATTAATAATGATATCAGGAGCACCATAGTAGTTACTACCACCAAATGTCAAGATGATAGAGACGATTTTACCATTTACGATAGATGGGTAAGCAACAGCACCAGATCCAGAGACTAGAGTGATGTTTGGTCTTTCATTATAGTTTGTACCCGCATTTGTGATTGTTATGCCCTCAGCAGTCAATCCACCACGAACAACTGCTGTAGCAGTCGCACCTTCGCCATCACCACCAGATATTATCACTGTAGGTACAGAACTGTATCCTGAGCCAGGTGCGGACACTGATATAGCAGTTACGACTCCAGATGTG